GCCGCCGGGTGCGCCGGTGGGTTTCTGGTGAACTGGATCGACGCAGCCGGATGGCTGCGGATCGACACGTTGGCACCTGACGGGTGGTCCGTTGGCAGTGGTGGTCGGTTTGACCGTGGCGATGCGATGGATGTCGAGCGTGTGGTCCGGTTCCCGATCGACGGGTTCCGGTTCATCGATCGCGATGCTGGCGCATGGTTGAGAGCATGAACTGGCCGTGCCGATGTTGGCACAGCGCCCTTGTGGGGGCGCCTGCCATCGGCGGGATGCTGGTTCTACATCAGCGGCACAACGCGATCCGATGTACCTCGCGGCCTTGGGGGATCGCCCGCGTGGGCAGTTTGCAGGCCCACACACCCGCGAACGGATCGTATGTGATCCTTTGTCGGTCGCTGGCTGTGGCGGTCGAGGTTTCATCACACTTGTCGGGATGTGTAGCGGATTCGATCCAGCCGGATCCGCAAGCCGTGAACTGGCCGTGCCTTATGCCAAAAAGAAAGCCCCCCGCTCCGGAGAGGAAACGGGGGGCCGGTCACATGGAAAGACTGGGGGGATTGTATCAGGTGGGTTCGCCGTAGACCTCGCCGGTCGCCGGATCCCGGTCGCCATCGTCGGGGGACCCGTCGGGCTGGCCGTTGGGCAGGTCCATGTCGATGCCCACGACCCTGAACATCCACAGGTCGCGGTGCAGCAGGCGCATGATCTCGCTGCGGCTACTGCCGTACCAGCATCGTCGCTGGGAGTGTGCCACCCATGAGGTGGCGTCGGGGCTGCGGTGCAGGTGGATGATCGTCATGTGTCCTCCATGTGTGAGATTACCCCGGGCAGGTTCGGAATCCGCCACAGGCCGGGGCCATCCTGCGAGCGGTCAACGTCACGTTCAACGCTACGTTCAACGTCACGTTCAACGGTGCGTTCAACGGTGCGTTCAACGCCCCGGTCAACGGTGCGTTCAACGGTGCGTTCAACGGTGCGTTCAACGCCCCGGTCAACGGTGCGTTCAACGGTGGTATCCACATCCACATCCACATTCACATACCCCCCCTCCCGGGGGGGTTTGGGGGGGAGAGGCTCTAGGAGGCGATCTGCGGCCTTGGCTGGCTGGGTGGTGTCGAGGTAGCACCCCGCCCCTGCGGACGCCTTTGAGGGCCTGCTAGGTGCCTTCCCGGGCCTGCGCTTGGGTTGAGCCGCCTCCCACTCCCGCTCCTCTGCCTCGACCCGCGCTTGGTGTGCCATAACTCGCGCCAAGCGCATTCGGACGGCGGTCGGGTGGCGGGACCGGACATCCTCGACGAGGTCGAGGACGGGCATCGAGAGGGTGGCCCGACCCGGTCGCTCGCGCACCTCCCGAAGCGGGTACCCGTCGTCGTTGACCTCGACGATGTAGGCGGCGAACGGATGCCGCCCACGCCGCCGGTGATGGCTGGCCGTCACGCCTCCCCCCTTCGCCGCTTGCCTGCGGCCTCCGCAGCCTGACGGATGCGGTCGATGTCATGCTCGCACCGCTCGCGAATGCGCTCGATCGTCTCGCGCACGAGGACGGGGTCAGCATCGGCATCCCGCAGCGCGGCCTGCATATCGCCCAGCGCGGTCCCCTTGTCCTTGCGGAAGTGACCGCGCACACAGTGGCCCGACACGTCGAACCACACGCTGCGGTACTCGCGCTTCGCACCGCTGGCCGGGTGCCTCATGCTCTCGACGATGCCGAAGTACAGGCCGCTGGGGCTGGCCGTCGAGACATCGACCCGTGCGCCGAAGTAGGCGAGCGTGTCGTCGTCGCAGTAGTGGGTGAGGCCGGACAGGTTGGCCTGCGCGTTGCGCTGCGGCTCGTAGTGTGAATCAGTGAAGAGTCGGGGGCCGATCACGCTGCACCCCCTTCGCGGTTCTTCAGCAGCGAACCAGCAGCGGCGAGCAGGGCCGGGAAGTCGTCGCCGTGGATCAGCATCAGGTTCGCGATGATGTCCACGGTCTCGCACTCCGCATCGTCTTGCCGACTGGTTGACTGTGCGATGTGCGATCGAATCAGACCAATCGCCACCGGGGCGTTGAGCAGTAGCAGGGGCAGCGTCGGCGCGTCACCGACCACGATCGGGATCAGGTCGCTGGCATCACCGCCTTCGGTGACGATGCGCTGGTAGTGGTTGGTGTCCGCGATGATGACGCGGCAGTCGGATGCTGGCGCGATCACGCCGTCGAGGGTGGTGATGAGAGTCACGGTCTTCATTGCATTGTCTCCATGTGTAGAGGTTCAAGAATCCTGCACGTTGCAGGCCACGCCGCCCCGAAGGGCGGCTAGGCGCACAGCGGTCAGTCCTCGCTTGCGATCTCCGCAGCGTGGTGCATCCGCGCCAGCATCACAGCGTCGTCGAACGCCTCGCGGCCCACAAGGTGGACCAAGTTCGCCAGCAGGTCAACGACCAGTGCGCGTTCGTCGCTTGACCGCCAACGCTGTCGCTGCGACGGGGTCGAGTGGACACCCGGCACGTTCAGCCGCTCGCGGACAGCGGCGAAACCATCCCTGTCCTCGCCGCGAGTGTCCATGTCCAGCAGGGTCCAGTACCCGTTCGCCGTCCCGTCCTCGATCATGCCCTCAAGGGCGCGTTCTACGGTGGGGCTGTCGGTCTGTTCGATGATCACGATTCGTGCGTTCATTGCAGTGTCTCCATGTGAGTGAGTGAGTGTCCAGCACGGTGCTGGGATCCCCGCCCCGGAGGGCGGGTGACCTAGTGCCGTGTCAGAGTCCGCACTGGGAGGCGCAGCGGTCCTCCCAGTCCATGTCGAATCGGTCAGCCACCTGCTGCCGCTCGATGACCTCGATCTTCGACGGGTCGCACGTCACGACCGCCCTGCGCTTGCGATCGTATGCGATTCGTGCGCCTCGACCGAACCGACGACCGTCGGCATCGAGGCCCGCGTACTTGGCATTGATGAACACGATGTCGAACATCACGCGGCTCCCTTCTCTGCGTTGACGCTGTGAACGTAGGCGATGCGGCACAGCAGCAGCGCGTCCTCGATCGCCGCCTCGCAGGTCGCTCGCGGGTCCGGGGTCGTGTAGTACCCCAACGCCAGCGCGAGGTAGTGCGCGGTCCTAATGGAGTTCGCTGCGTCCCGGTACACGTCGGGGGTCGATGCCAAGACGCACCGATCGGCCTCGCGCTCTGCGAGGGCAGTGAGTTGCTTGCATAGTTCTGAACGGGTGAATGTGAATCGTTGCACGTTGCTGTCTCCATGTGTGAGTTGCGAATCAATCCTGCACGGTGCAGGCCAGCCAGCCCCCGCAGGGGCTGGCGTGGCGAGCGTCGTTCAGCGGTTGAACACGGTCGGTCGAACGGGCAGCAGGCCGTCGGTCACGATCTCGCGCAGAACTGCGCGAATCTCTGCGATCCACGATTCGTGCTGGATGACGTGGGTCAGCAGTTCCGACTTGGTCAGTTCGTGATGCTCGACCTTCGGCAGCGAGTATCCGGCAGCAGTGATCGCTGCGCCTATCGCGTCGGCTTCCGCCTCGCGCCATTCCGCTTGGCGAGTCACGCGATCGAGTCGGTCGCGCACTGCGTCCTGCTCGCCGCAGTACATCGAGTTGCTGCGGATGCGCCCGCATTCGCTGGCCCAGTAGGCATCGGCCTCCGCCCGCTCGATGCGGAGCAGGGCGGCGCGGGCGAGCAGCGTGACGTAGGTCGAGGCCAAGGTGCCGCATTCAAGGGTCACGGTGACGGGGTATTGCAGAGTCATGTTGGTTTCCATGTGAGTGAGTGTCGAGGCGTTCCAGCACGGTGCTGGCCAGCCGTCCCTCATGCGAGGGACGGCGTGGCGAGCGTCGTGGTCAGTCAGTCCACAGCACTGCGTTCAGGCGGGAGATGGTCGCAGCGATCTCATCGTCGCTGATGTCCATGCGCTCCGCGATGTCCTCTCCGATGCGAGCGTCAGCAAGTGCGCGATAGGCGACCTCCAACACAATCGTGAGTTCAGAATCGGTCCATCCGCTGATCGCGGTCTTCGTTGATACTGCGTTCCTAGCCATGTGAGTCTCCGGTGGTTGAATTGCGAATCGAGGCGTTCCAGCACGGTGCTGGGCAAGCACCCCCGGAGGGGTGCGAGCCGATCATCGGGCGGGCTGTTGGGCGGGCGTGAACACCACGATCGCGGTGGTGTAGTAGGGGCCGATCACCGCGCTGTAGCCGTCGGGCAGGTCCCAGCGGTCGGTGCATTGCCATGTGCGGGTCGGCAGGCCAGCCACGTCGGTCAGGAACTTGATCGCCATGCTGCGATCGCTGAACTCGATCTTGAACGTGCCGCCCTGCGCTGCCGCACGGGCGATGTTGTAGAACTGGTAGCGGGTCATCGTGGTCATGTGTGTCTCCATGTGGGTCAGCGGAACGGGTCGAACACGTTCCAACGGGCTTCGGCAACCCACTGGGCGTCGAGGTTTAGGACGCCGCACCGCAGCGGCACCGTGATGTACAGGTCGAGGACCATGCCGGGTGCCTTGGGCTGGCCGACGATCTCGCGGATCGCGACCACGTCGTCCAATTCAGCGTCCCGATCCCACTGGGTCGAGTCGATCGTGGGTGCGCCGTCGTCCGCGTGGGTGCGGATGCCAACCTCGATGGTTGCGCGGCCCGAATGGTGGTCCCTGACTGCGGCCCGGATGGCCTTGATGTCTTCCGTCGTGATCTTCATGCGTGTCTCCATGTGAGTGTGAATCGAATCCTGCACAGCGCAGGCCCTCCCCCCCCGCAGGGGGGTCGGGCTGGTGCTGGGTCAGAGGACGATGGGCAGGCGGTCGCCACGGGCGGCGATGGTCGGGGCGATGGCATCGCGCACGGCCTCCGCAGTCAGCGGCGTGTCGCACTCGCCTGCCTGCGCTCGCAGTAGTTCGACACACAAGTCGAGCAGCGCGGCCTTTGAAAGGTTGTTCAGGTAGCGGGCATCGGCCTGCCCGGTGTACATGGCTGGTTTTTTGTTGAGCGGCAGTGACATCAGTGGTCTCCATGTGTGGTTGAGAATCGAGGCATCCTGCACGGTGCAGGCCATGCGCCTCGTTCGGAGGCGGCAGGCTCAAACCGTGTCGGTTGAGGTTGGGTTGTCAAAGAAGCACCATCGAGTAGTTCGATGATGAATGCACGGTACTGCGAGGTACTGCAATTACAAGAGGCAAGTGGCGAGAAAGTGAAGATTTTTTTGGGGACCGTTTCCACGGCGGTTTCGCGGGGCTGGTTCAATGCAGGGCATCATGGAGTTGCCACAGCGTGAGAGGGGCAGAGTGCTGCCACAGGACGCCGACGAGATCGAGGCCCGCAAGGCGGTCTTCCTCGCCTCGCTGCCGTCAGAGGGCGTGTGCGGGGCCGCACGGGCCGCTGGCGTGGCGGAGTTCACGCCATGCCGCTGGTACGCCAACGACGAGCGGTTCCGGGCTGCGTGGGACATGATCGAGCCGCTCACCGCTCGCCGGTTGGAGGCCATCGCGGACGCGGTCGTGAACGGCGAGCGCGAGTTGAACAGCGCGGCGGTGCAGGTGCTGATGTTCCGGCTCAAGGCACTCAAGCCCTCGACCTACCGCGAGCGGTCGCAGGTCGAACACACGGGCGCGAACGGCGGGCCGATCGCCATCGAGCAGGGCGACGCTGGCCGGGGCGCGACCATGCTCGCGGAGTGGAGCGCGGCCATGCTGCCGCCCGGTCAGGCCGATGCCAAGCCCTGACCCGATCGCGATCATTCAACTCCGGCAGCGGGTTTTGAACGCCAGCGCGGCGGAGCAGCCGCACCTTCGCGCCGCCTTCGCCCAGTCCTTCCCGGCGTGGGCCGACGCGACCGCGTGGACATTCCGCGTCAAGGAAGTGGGCGACGACGGGCGCGAACGCCCGGTGCGCCAGCCGCACGTCCCGTTCACGCTGTGGCCCTGCCAGCGCAGCGCGGCCACCGAAGTCATCGAGGGCATCGAGGCGGGGCGCGATGTCGTGATCCGCAAGTCCCGCGACATGGGAGCGTCGTGGCTCGTTTCCGCCATCGCCGTGTGGGGCTGGATGTTCAGGGGCTGGCAGTCGCTGCTGGTGAGCCGCGTCGAGGACCTCGTCGATCGCACGGGCGACCCCGACTCGCTCTTTTGGAAACTCGACTACCTTTTGAGCAGCCAGCCACGATGGCTGCTGCCCTGCGACCCGGACGCGCTCGCCAAGGGCGGG